TGACTTGCTTGAAAGCAGCGGGAATGTTCTTGATGTAGGAGTTAGTTCTCTTTATGCTCATCGCATAATTTCAGCTAGTACATTTCCTACTAGTGTCACACGATTAATCAATCCGATGATGGTGCGAGGCGGTAAGAACCTAGTCTGGAGGGCGAACTAATGAATCTCGACAAAGTTTTTGGTAAAAGCGCCCTAAAGGTCTTTAAGATATTCAAAAGTCTGTCGAAGCCTTGCACTCTAGTGAAGACAACTTCTGCTGGCTATGATATGGCGACTGCCACGGAGAGCATAGCGACGGTTGAAGTTGCTGTTCGCGCTATATTGACTCGAGGAAAGCGTGGAACACCATTCAGTACTGCTTATGATAGGACAGCTCTCCTGCTAACGGCAGAGACTGGCTCTATCAATGGCTTTGATACATTAGTGTGTCAAGGTATTCGCTGGAGGATACTTCCTGAGGTTCGCTGCGATGAGTATATTACTGAGCTTCACTTAGTTTCGGAGAATGCTAATGGGCAAGTATGAGAATGCTAGTAAGCTTCTTGGGGCTGCTCTGCTTGGTTTTCCTATACCAGTAGTCCCTGACTTTTATGTGTCTACTGGTAATAACGAATTCACCAGAGTCAGTATTATCTTCGGTCTATCAGATGTTAATCTAAAGTCGTCCGTCGGTTATGTGGCTGTTGATGTATTTACAGCTATAAACACAAATCCGAATATCCTTTGTGACGAGCTAGATAGAAGACTGGTCATGAAGTTCCTAGGAAGTCAGCTAGAGCTGACTAATAGCACTAGAGGAAACACTTTGCCTGATAAAGCAAATCCATCACTGCGCATGACGCGCTACACAATCAATTTTAATTACTACGAGAGAATATAATGGCTCATCTAAGTTCAATCTCAGCATCAATGTTCACTGATTTGTCAGTGCATATTCCTGCTACAGCCCTCACAGCCGCTCAGCTAGCAAATCTGAATAACGGAGCGGATTTTTTCGCAAAATTCTCTAGCGACCTAGCTGCGGGTGTGGCTAAAGGTGCAGGTACATTTCGGCGTATCAATAATATACGCGAGATGCCTGCTATTGGCGGGGCTGCAAGTATCACTAAAGTACCTTTGTATGGATCTAAGACTACTAGGCAGATAGGCGGACAGTCTGACTTGCCAGACTTAAACTTCAAGTTAAACTATGTAGCTAACGACTGGAGAGCCGATTCTGATTTAGGCGGTCTTCTGAAAGATGGAACCCAGGCTGTATTTCGCTACACGCTCATGAATTTAGAGCCTGCAGCCTATAATACTACAGGTCTCGGTGCTGTAGAAAATACGCAGTACTTCTTCATCGGACGACTTGAATCAAACCAGATCACTCCCAGTTTGACTGATTCTACACAATCTGAGCTGAAAATATCATGTCAGTCGGAATTCTTTGGTCCGTTCACATGGACAGCTAGTAACCTGCCACCAGTTAGATTAGCAGGCTATACGGCGCACCTGCCTATGACCCGTCCTGTAACCGCATTAGTAGTTCCTGCTACTGGTTCGTATGGCGGTCTGCTATACGCCATTGAAGACCCTGAGGGCGATATTGTTTCCGTTGTGCCAAATGGTGCGTACTCAAGCGCATCTCCTGACAAAGTTACTCAGGACACAACTTCTGGAGAAATCACACTAGAGAATGTTACTTCGGGCATTAAATTGCTTCCAGGTCGTAGAGCTATCTATTATAATGTAGCCGATGGTTCTGGTGGGGTACTCAACACGGCCATCTTCAAATCTATAGCCTATGCTAGCACAGTTGATGTGTTCAATATTGCTAATACTACTACTACTGCGCCATTTACAGTTACGGCGGGTACTGTTAGCAATCCACTATCAATTTCGGTAGCAGCAGGAGCAACCCCTGCAGTTAGACTTATCAAACTGTCTACAGCCGCTCTCACAGCTGGTGTATACCACTGTATGCTGGCAATCAACGCAACAAGTGCGCAGGGCCAAGTGGCACTAGTGGTCGGACCCACTACTCCTCCTGTTGATGTAGATGTGGCCATGGCAACTGCCGTTAATTTGGGAACAACCACTGCAACTAGAAAGGCTGTCTTTATAGAAGTAGGTGTTGACCAGATTTCAAATTACTGCTTTAGCTTTTCTGGTAGCATGACGACCCGCGCTGGAGATTTTATCTACTTGATGGTAGATAACGACTTTGCAGGGACTGTTCAATGTAGCGCGGCACCAGAATCTGAATCAAACGTTTAACCTTACACTGTCGAGTAATATAAAATGACTGAATTGAAGAAAGGCCTGTCAGGACTCATTGGCCAGAAGATGGAAAAGACTGTCAAATTCATGGAAGTAGATGTAACTATCTACAAATTGACGGCAGGCGCAGTTAAGGACATCCAAGCAGCGGCAGCAGTCTCACAAGATTTGCTGAAAGAGCGCGAACAAATGGAAGCTCGCATCAAACGCTATGAAGAGGCTGACAAGACTGACGAAGCTGATAAACTACGTGCTGAACTCGATGAAGACAAGCGTCAAGAAGAGCAAGCATTTGAAGTAATCCGCTTGGTCATTAGCCAAGGTGTTGAAGGCGGTAACGGCCTATCTGATGCAGAATTCAACGGCTTCCCATTAGACGAACTGAACAAGCTGGCAGAAGCTGTTATGCAGTGGTCAGGTATTGCTGCAGGTAAGAAGGGAAAGTAGAGCTTTCTGACGAAGACATGATGGCATTCGAGTTGGCATATAACCTACGAATGACTGTAGCTGATGTGTATAGCCGAATGTCTCATGAGGAATTCGTTGGATGGTATCACTATTTCGAAGCAAGACCTGTGGGTTGGCGAAGTGACGACAGAGCATATAAGTTCTTGCAGACGCAGGGAGTTACTGCCGCGCCAGCTTCAATATTCAGGTCGCTGCAGTCTATTTATAATCCCGTTAGAACCCGCGAGCAAGAGATTAGATCTTCTAGCATATTTAGTATGATGGTCTCTGCTAAAGGAGGTGACAAGTTAACAATATTCGAATAGACTTTAAGAAGATAGTTGAGTCTAAAAGAAATGCTATCATAGATAAACTGGTGACTAGGATTGTAGGAGCCACGCCAGTTGATACAGGACAGGCCGCAGCGGGGTGGCGAAAGGAAGGGACACATATCGTTAATGATGTTCCTTACGTTAAAGAATTAAACGAAGGCAGTT